CTGCGGTGCGCCAGAAACGGGATGTCGTCGCGCTTCGCCCGCCGCGAAAACAGCACCTCCTCCGGCGCCACGTTGGCAATGGTGACGCGGCCATGATCGCGCGTGTAGCGGATCGTGCAGTCGATCAATTCGATCTGCGGCGGCGGAGCCGGCGGCATCGGCGGCATGCCGGGCTGCATCGGCATTGCCGGTTGCGGCGGCGGCACAAACGGCCGGTCCATCGCAAACTCGTCAGGCTCCTGCATGTAACGCCGCTGTTTGATCACCTCCGCGTCGGGATCATCGCCGAGCAAGGCGTCGAGCTGAAACTGCAGAATCCCGGTGTAGCTCTTGGTCTCCACCTCCTGCTGGGTGTCCCACCAATATTTTACCCAGCCGAGCTTCTCGATGAGACTGTCCGCGAACCAATCCCTGAGTATCAGAAAGCCGGGATTTTCCTTCAGAAACAGGTGGTTAATATACAGCGTCGCCTGCTTTGCCAGCAGCACCGGGTCTGGCGGCGGCGGCTGGCCCGGCACCAGCGGCACATACGGCGCCGGACGGCTCGGCTCAACCGTGCAAATCTGGTCGCTGGCGGTAAATATCCGCATGAGCGCCGGCAGAACCCACTCCACCGCTTCCAGCACACTGCGCATCACCACCGACGAGCGGCCGTCCTGACCGGTGGCCTCCGGCAACTCGCCCGCGTAATACCGCTGGGCCGCCAGCCGCTCCTGGCTCAGCGTGCCGCCATCCTGGCCCAATGCCCCGTCCAGCTCCTGCTGGATCAGCGATTTCACCTCGTCTTCGTCAAAGCCTTCGAGATTCCTGCTGTCAAAGCCCTGCGGCACCTGCGCCGGCCGCGAGATGCCGTAATTGGCGTAAGTCATGGGCTAAAACTGCACCGGAGGAAGCTGTAATCTGGCCTGCCAACCCGGCAACATCGAAGGATTTTTCCCGGTCAAGCCGCGCGACCAGTCACCGGTCACCTGGACCGGCGACTGCCACGGCTGCGCCGGCTGGCCCGCCCCGACGCCGCTGTCGCGCAACAGCCGGATCAGCGCATCCCAATCGCCCGCCTGCAGCGGCGCCGCGCCAGGCGGCGGCATCTGCAAATTCGCCGCGCCGCCCATGCCGGTCACGCCCGTCGGCGGCGTCGCCATAGTCGCCATAGTCGGCAAAGTCGGCTGCGGACTGAGCCGGTTTTGCCCATAGCCCTGCGCCGCCAGCAACCGCTGCAACTGCGACAGCACATCCTCGGCCATCAGCCCGCAACCACGACCCGCTTGCCCGGATTATCGGCCCGCGCCTTGGCAATCGTCGCGGCCGGGCCATTCTTGCCGCCGCCACCCGCCGCCGTCTCCTTCGGCTGCGGCGGGCGCGGATGATCGACCGCCGGCTTGCCCTTCACCGGCGCAAACATGTCCATAACCGCCATCCGCCGCTCCTTCTCACTTCAGCGCGACGCGCAATTCGCGCTCGATCTCATCCATCGTGCGCTCGCCGTCCAGCAGCAGCCGGCGCCGCTTCTGATTCTCGGAAAACTCCGCGATTGCCGCCCGCCCCGCCGTAGTCCGACGATCCCACCAGCCATCAAGCCGGCGCGGCGCCGTCGCCAGATTGCTATCGGGCGCGACCTCGTAACTGCCGTAACGGTCTGCCACCAGGCGCCGGCTGATCGACATGCTCACCCCTCCTGCCGACAAGCCATGGCCACGCCGGCACCGGCTGCGCCGAGCCCGCCGCGTCGCAACACGACGCGATGCCGGTGCCGCCACATTCGGGACACGGGCGGGGCGGCAGCAGATGGCGGGGTAATTTCCGCACGGTTGTGGTGCCGCTGCCCCGACACGCCTCGCACCGCATCAGTACAATCCGGCACCCGGCATAAACTGGTTCAGCGGCGACCTCCCCGGCGGCTGCATCCCCCAGCCGGCCCAGCCGCTGCCCTCGTTGAGCACGCCGCCCTGCGGGCCAAATTGCCGGCCGGCAAATATCTGATCCATCAGCGCCTGGTCCCGCTGCGGAGCCTGCGTCGCCGGCATTTCCCGGCCATAACCCTGTCCGCCGCGAAGGGGCGTCATCTCGCCCTCGCCGTAACCCGGCCCGCCAAGGATGCTCCGCACCACCGCATCGGGCAGACCAGGCGGCAAGGCCGGCGTCGCCTCCGGATCGCGCCCCATCTCCTGCTGCAATTGCCGCAGCATATCCGGATTCTGTAACGCCGCCTGCAGCAGATCCAGCACGCCCGCCATCAGCGGTCGCGCCGCTTCGCCAGCAACGCCGCCCGCGCCTCCCGGTCAGCCGCGTGATCGGGCTCCGACCCGTACAGCTCGCCCGCCATCTCCTTCGGCAGCAACCGCGCCACGGCCTCACCCAACTTGATCGAACCGTCAGCCGTCTTCTCGACAGCCAGCGCCAGCGTCTCCAGCCGCGCCTCCAGCGCATTCACCCGCTCCGCCAGCGCATCAAACATCCGCGCGTCGCTGCTGCTCATGCCCCCATCCCATCACGGCAAATCTGCCGCACCCGCTGCGAACAAATGCCAAATTCCGCGCCAAGCGAAGCCAGCGTCCGACCGCCGCGCCGTAACTCGCAAATGCGCCGATTGCGCCCGGTCTGCTTACCCACCCCCACACGCTTACGTATCACAAGCCCCGGAAAAGCCGGCTCCCGCTCAGCAAAATGCTCCCGGAGCAACGCCTTCCTCTCAGCACCGTGAATGCCTGTCTGCCAATGCTTGTGGCCGTGATAGGGCGCACCCAACCAAAACCGCGCGCCCGTGTGCACAAACAGATAATCCTTGATCGCCGCGCTCACCTCGGTCGCCAACACGCCACCCAGCGCCGTGCCAATATCCCCCTGCCGGATGTCGCCGCCCGACCAGCGCCACGCCGCCCATTCAGCCCAACCCGGCAATCGCGCCCGCCTGATCTCGCGCTCCGCTGCCTGCAGCCGAAAAAACTCCGCGTCCATCACACAATCCCCAGCGCCGGATACTTCAGCGCCTTCGGCCGGCCCCGCGGCGCCTCGTACGCCACCGCCATCAGCCCGAACGCATCCGACCCGTGCGAGGAAAAATCGTGCTCAGGGCCAAGGCCGACGTCCCGCACGTCCTCGCTCTTCTTCTCATGATACCAGGCCAGCGCCTCGCGGCCCGCCTCCGTTGTCTCCTCGTTAAACCAGATGCTCGGAAACAGCCTTCTCGCCGCCTCTATGCGGGCTCTGGCCGCGCCGCGGCCCTGATTGGGTATAACTTCGACGCTGAACCCGGCCTGACGGAAGGCGCTTTCAAACGAAACCTCATACACCCGGTCGTGCGTCGCCCCGTCATGCGGGAGGTATATGTTGGCTTTCGCATACCCCTTCTCCCGCAACCAGCCGACGTGCACGGCTAAGGGCTCCCCAACCGACTCGTAATAATCCAACACCCGCACTTCACGCCCGACAAACTGACAAACCCACTGGGCGTAAGCGTCCGACCTCGCTCCGGTGCCGCCAATGTCCACGTAAACCCTCAAAGGCAGCAGCGGGTCCTTCGTTACCCGGCCAATACGGCCTTCTTCTTTGGCCTCATTCAGCAGCCGCGCATAGTAGGCACCCACATGCCCCGTCGCAAACTCGCCCAGCCACACATGCCCGTACTGGTCGGGGCGCCTGATTTCGTCTTCTCTGCGGATCTGCTCAAGCGTTTGCGGAAACCACGGATTGTCCCGGTACGTCAGCCCGACGATCCTGCTGTTGTCCGGCGGCGTCTCCCGGAACCGCTGGTGCGTCGCGCTGGCTCTCCGCTCCGGGTTCCACGTCACCCAGATCTCGCTGCCGGTCTCCCGCACCGTCGGGATCGTCTTCTGCCAGGCGATCTCACTCACCTGCTCCGCCTCGTCCACCCACAGAAGCCGTATCCGGGCGGTCGATTTCACGCTCTCGATATTTCGCCGCAGCCCCACGAAGCTGAAATCGATCCGCCCGTCACGCGTGCGGATGAACTTCTCCCCAACCTCATAATGGCCCGCCAGCCACGGCTCGCTCTCGATCGCCAGCTTGATCTCCGCCATCGACGACTCGTCGAGGCTGTTCTGAAACTCCCGGCCGCACACGATCACGCCGGATTGGCCCGCCATGCTGCACCTTAGGCCATGCACCGCCGCCATCTTCGCAAAACTGCGGGATTTGGCCGAGCCGCGGCCGCCCCACGCGCCGCGATACAGCGCCTCCCCGCTGAACACAGGGACCAACTTCTCAGGCAGCGCGATCGACTGCAAACTCATGCCGCCGCCGCCCGCTCGGTCACCGCCGCCTGACTTCGGATTGCGCCAGAAAGCCAATCCCGAGATGCAAGACGCCGATCGAGTAAATGTCGTCCGTCTCGCCAAACCCAAAGACAATCGGGCTGCCGCCGCCCGTAGCTTCCACCGCTACGGCGACAACAGCCTTTATATCCCCATACTCCCCACCCTCGATATCGTCCGCTAGTCGGCGCAACATCGCCGGAATGTCCAGGAGATTGTTTATCCCGATGTCGACGACGCGTAGGTTGTGAGTCATCACAAATGAAACAAGTTGCTCATGCCGGAGCGCCGCAAACTCACCGCGCCGGCACCCGGCTGGTGTCAACGCAGAAGGCCGCCGACACCGACGCCTGCTTCAGGACGTACGGCAGCGCCGTGGTGCAATTGCTCATGCTGCTGAATGGCACCACCACCGCACCGCCTCCCGTCACCGTCACCACCATCACCGATATGCTGACGATAAGGGCAACCAGTGACACATTGCGGGCTCCGGTGGTGGTGACGAATGCGGTTGGTGGTGACGGAAACTTGGGGGAATTTCGGAAAAAAAATATGCGGTGACGCTGCACCAGCATGGGTACGATATGGGGCCGTCAGCCGCCGATATGGAACCAATCCTGTCAGGGGGTGGCCCAGCCCGTCAGCGGCCCCGTGGGTTGCTGCGCGGCCGGGCCGCCTTCACCGAGGGGGAGCGGTGCACCGGCGGCTTGCTGGGCTGCGGCGCCTTGGTGGTGGTCGGCTTGCGTGGCGCCTCGACGATCGGGTTCTGCTTCATCGGTCGTTGCCTTTTAGTCTACGCGCGCGAGGGGCTAACGCTACCCCATTTGCTACCCCAGCGCCGCTTGTGAATGAAAACCCTAGCGTTTCCGCCATATTCAGACGATAGATCAACCGCTATGCAAGCGGTTTACTCGTCGTCATCCGGCTTCGGCAGCCGCTTCGGCGCCACCGGCACCAACTGGATCATCGTGACCAGCGGCCGATCCGGGTCGCCGGTCAGCTCCTGGGTGACCTTGTCACCGAACTGGCGCGGCAGAAGCTTGCTCAGCATCCACTTCCTGTTGTCACACATCAGCCTCGCGCGCTGGACCAGGGCGTTATCG